ATAACCTTTAGGTTTCGTGCTGGCGGTGCAACAAACAGCGCCAATAGTTATTCGCGAAAAGTGTTGTCGGTTGGCCCGTCAACCGTAACGACTTCTACTGCAACAGGCCAAACATCTTTTACATCTTTTATTGCAACAGGACTAACCCAAATAGTAAACGAAACGATTATTTATGCGCCGCAAGTTGCCATAGCAACAGGTATTCAATATATGTCGGGCGCGGTTTCTACTAACTCTTATCAGTATTGGGGAAGCGGCGTGTTTACCAATACAACACAATTTGACGGTTTAGTAATTACCCCAGCAAGCGGAACAATTACCGCACAATATCGAATATACGGATTGGCAGACTAATGATTATCCACATCAACGGCGTAGATCGTGAAGCAACAAAAGATGAAGCAGCAGAAATTGAAGCAACACGCGTTGAAAGCAACGTTGCAAAATTGGCTGAAATTGCTTTATTGAACGAAAAAAATGCAATCCGTCAAACAGTTTTAGACAAATTAGGTTTGACGGCAGACGAAGCAGCCGCGCTGTTTGCCTAATGAAATGGCGGGCACTATTGGGTTACGCGCTACTAATAGCCGTAGTTTTGTGGGGTTGTAGTGGTTGCACCGTTTCAAAAACTAATATCGAATATCAATGTTTTACAAAGGCCGCTTGTGACTAAGACACCCGAACAACAACATGCAGGGCTAATTGTTTTTGTTGGCCGTTTGATGGCCATATGTTTTTCGTTCACCGTAATGGCATTTATATACGGAATTTTATTTGTAGATCAGCCTACGGAACAGGCCCCCACAGACGCTCAACTAATTGATTTGCTGTCCACGTTGCTGGTGTTTTTGACTGGCACATTGTCTGGCCTTGTGGCATCGAATGGCCTGAAATCAAAGCCTGGATCTAGTGCAACCACCGATTAGAAAACTGGTATTGCCAGCGGATCTGGCGCATTGCAAACCAGGTGAATTGCCAATGAACCTTTTGCGCGATATAAAACCAATGGGTAAATTGCACCATTTAGCAGCGGTTAGTTGGACAGCAATGCGACAGGCTGCGGTTGCGTCAGGCATAAAACAATTCAAACCAATCAGCGCGGGCGATACTTACAGGTCATTAGCCCAACAAAAGGCTGGTTTCATTCAGCGCTACCAACTGGAACCAATTGCAGGCGCGTCAACCAGAACGTGGGAAGGTCGCAAATACTATTTGAAGCCAGGAAACGCACCATTGGCCGCACCTGGATCATCACGGCACAACCTGGGATTGGCAGTCGATATTGCTGGAACCTCTGATCCGATCCTTTGGAAATGGCTGTGCGAAAATGCGCCAAAATACGGTTGGTCATTAGAGGTAATGCCCGCTGAACCGTGGCATTGGTTCTATTTTGTGGGCGATAAGACCCCACCAGCGCTAATGCTTGACCCAGCCACACCCACCCCATAGGGTGTTCATATACCTGACAGAGGGATAAACAGTTATGGCTGACGCTAAGACCTACACATATGAGGTTTTCACCACCGCATTGGACACAAACCAATTAGTGCTGGTGCAAATTTTCCGTGACCCAGACAGCCAAAAAGTGTTACACGCCCAACTGTCATTCAAAAACGCCATCGGGGACACCTGGGGCGTTCCATACCAATTGGAGAAAAAATGACGTTTACAGCAACCAAAATTGTGGCGGGTGTTATTTCAGCCCTAGTGGGTTTTACGCTTGCCATACAGCCTCTAATGAGCCAATCAGAGCCACCTAGCACCACCATTGACGTAGCGCCCTATTTGATTGAACCACCGACTACAAGCACCACGGCAACCACGGTTTTCTACATCAACCCATCAGCAACTAATTGTGAGCAATTTAGCGCGCTGGCCGTAAACCTGGGTTGGCCTGTTGAGCAGCGTCAAAAACTTGAATTGGTCATGCACCGCGAAAGTCGATGCACCCCAAACGCGCACAACAAAAAAGACACCGTGGGACAATCCTATGGCCTCATGCAGATCAACTCATTTTGGTGCAAAGGCCCAAACAGTTACCTACAAAAAGCAGGCCTGATCACATCATGTGAAAACCTGTTACACGCCCAAACTAATCTCAAAGCAGGTTTGATTATTTGGACGCGGTCAGGTTGGTCACCCTGGCGCACAGCCAAATGATCGAACCACCATTCACCGAAAATTCCATGACAGAGGAAACACGAAAAATGATTACAAACAAAATTGATTTGCAAGTAACGCCACAAACACACGCAATGATGAAACTCATTGATGATATTTGCAGGCCAGCACACGTTACAAAACCAAAACGCGATGATTACCTGATCCGCACATTGAAAGTAATGAAAACGGATTTTGATTTGTCAGGCAACGAAATCTATGCAGAAACATGTTTGCGTTGCATAGAGGAACTAGGCGGCGAACTGTAAACCAATGGCCCGCTATTACACATCAGGTGAGCGTTCCAAATACAATTCCCACACAGCAAACAACATTCGAAGCGATGCGAAACGCAGAGAACAACTAGAAAAAAGACAGAAGGAAACACCAATGGCATTTGACCTATCCAATTATGAAACCGTAGAAACACGGTTGAACCGATTTTGGGAAACATATCCAGACGGGCGCGTTGAAACCACACTCATGAACTATGACGGTGACACCTGCATTGTTCGCAGCGTGATATGGAAACACCGCGATGATGCACACCCAACAGCCACAGGATACGCGCATGAAATTCACACAGACCGCGGCGTAAACGCCACATCATTTGTGGAAAATTGTGAAACATCTAGTTTGGGCCGATGCCTAGCCAACATGGGATTTGCCACACAAGGCAAACGGCCTTCCCGTGAGGAAATGCAAAAAGTAGAACGCCACGGCGGTCAGGAACAATCAACCAACAAAGTGCACATACCACAGGGCGCGTTTTCAACACCAAAGCAACAGGGCTACATCAAAAAACTGGCAAAGGACGCAAACATGGACGATTTGAATTTGTTGGAATTCATACAGCGCACCGTGAACCGTGATGATGCTGTGTTGGAATTGTTGAAATCCCATGAAGCCAGCGCCGTGATCGAAGCATTGAAATGAGTTGGGAAAACAAATACCCAGAGGAACCACCTGCTGCAACTGTGGCTGAAATGGTTGACTATTTGCGCGGTGTAATTGACACATTGCGCGCTGAAAAAGCGTTACTAGAAAAGCGCTGTGAGACGTTAGAGGCCAGCCGTGAAACGTGGCAAAAACTTGCTGCTGCATGGGAATGGTTGGCTGAAAACCGTGACTGAAACAGAATTCAAAGATTTGGTCATTGGTGTAGCCAAACGGTATGGCTGGCTCATTCACCATGACTTGCCAGCGATGAACAGGCGCGGCGCATGGGCCACACACATTCAAGGCGATGCTGGTTTTCCTGATCTGCTACTTATTCACCCTACGGGCGCAAAGATTTTGGCTATTGAATTGAAAAGCGAAAAAGGCAAAACTAGCCCATTGCAGAAACGTTGGTTGTTGGCCTTTGAACAGGCTGGGGTGTATTCCGCTGTGTGGAAACCATCAGACATGGAATATGTGCTGTACATGTTGAGCAACCCACATCAATGATCATGGCATTTGATTATCCTGCCGCGTTTAGTGAAGGCGCATATTGGGCCAGCATGATTGCAGACCGCCTGAAATTGCGCGGGGTGCAATGCTGGACACCAGAGCCACCAAAAGACCGCACACAGGAATGGATCACACGCCATGAAAAGGATATTTGCCTGCCGTGGACAGATAAGCCGTTAGAGGTCAAAGCGCGCACCCACATTTGTGATGAGCAGGGCAATTTGATTTATGACCCGCTATTTGTGGACACCAAATATGGTTATGACATGAAAACGGTGAAACCGTTGGCCTATGTGATGGTTTGCAAAAAGACCGCAAACATCTGGTGCCTTTCCCCACGTGCAACATTTAGCAAATGGGACGTTGAGGGAACATTCGACACCAAACGCAAAATTGACATCACGGTGTACACCGCCGCTGCCGATTTGTTTGTACCGTACACCGATCTAGTAGATTTCCTGATTTCTAAGCAACAATAGGCAAGCATCATGGCTGTTCCCCGTTTGCATGGGGTGGGGCGTAAACAGGGGAACCTGGGTAGAAAATCGCGCCCTGAAACATGCAACACGAAATGGATCAGGCAAAGCGATTTGGCAAGGCGTAAACAATCGTCATTGAATGAACATGGGTACCAGGTTGGGCAAT